AACAGAAACTGTAACTGATTGTAAATCAAAAGAAACTTCACCCATTTCCTCACTAAATTCAAGACTTTGGTAATTTCTCCATGTAGCTGTAACAACTGTTGATGTATTAGCTGTTGAACCAAGGTAACCGTCAATAGTACTACCTGACACGTTTTCACTTTTTGCACAATTAATACATGCTGGACAAGAAGTATCTAATTCAACATAGATTCTACCCATTCCATCACATACATCAGCTCTATCAACCATACCAAAACCATATCTTTGTGTTACAACACGGAAAAGGATTGGGTAACCAGCTGCCCATGTTAATGTACCACCAGAACCTTCAACACCGTCACAACAATGCCATCCGTAGTTAGATGACATTACTAATGATGCTAAGAATTCTTCAGTATCTTGTTCATTTCCATCAGGTCCAGTTAATTTACCTGGATTCTGAGAACTAAACCCACTAAATGCAACTATTACTCCTTTAGCACAAGTACCATTCATAACAGATGTTAATGTAGAGTCTGTTAAGTAGTTAGCACTAGCATCCCAAGTTTGTACTGTTGCAGTTGCTGTTGATGATGTGAAACTACCTTTTGAGTAGTCGTAAAGTCCATCATTTGCAGCTTGTGGTGCGTTACCAGCATAGTAATCGTCATACAATGATGCAGAACCTCCACTATAAGGGTCTCCAGGTGCAAGTGGTGCATTTGCTCCCGGTGCTCCATAAGGTGCGTAATGTTCATTGTTTGACTGATAACCAGCGATTTTAGGTACAAAGTAAAATAACTTACCAATTGGTAAATTCATAGCTTGTACAGAAACGATATCGTTTGCCAATAATTTCGAGAATACTCTTCTAATTATTGGGAAAACAACTGTTTCGAATGAACCTGCATCAGCGGCTGTTGTTTGCTCGTTGATAAGGCTTGTTGCTTGATTTTCATATAGCTGAGCTATATTTTCTTTAACGTGTCCTTTAAGACCGTCAAGAAAACCAAGACTGTTCCATTTGTTTAAGGTATCTTCTTTAATAACTTTAAGGTGTTTTAACCCGATGTTACCGACCATACCTGAATCTAATAGTGCTCCCATAGTTTTTTAATTTTTATTTTAAGCGTTTATTTTTATAACTTAGACATTAAGTCTTTCATTCTACTAAATTGTGGATTTTCGTAAACTTTTGATTCCAATAATTTACCCCCACTAGTAGGTGATTTAGTAATTTTATCTGTAACTGACTCAGAAATTGTTTTTGTGTTTTTAGACACTCCCTGAGAAAGTCCTTCTTTGATTACCTTATACAACCCTTTAGAACCCTTCAATGTATTTACGCCATCGAAACGTTTTAAGATGTTGATTTTTTCCGTCTTGGTAGTTGAATGTTCAGTGAATAAACGTGTTACGTAAGCTAAGTTTGAATTAAACACACCCACCTCATTCAATTTATCTCTAAAAGTTGTTAAAGCTTTTCTGTAATCAGAATTTTTAACTTTTAAAGTTTCTACCTCCTCTTTAAGAAGATTGTAGGACTTTCTTATACGACTTTCACCAAGATTACGATTGTTAGTTATGGCTTTTCTTTGACCAGAAGGTTTGTGTTTACCACCAGATTCTCTTCCGAACCCTAAAGTTCTAGAAGCTTCGTCCATTTCACCTTCATAATCTTTATAATGACCACCTTTCCCATATTTTCCACCACCTACATCACCAGTTTTGGTTCTGCGTCCAGCGGAATCCATTTTTCTATGGTAGTCCTTTTTATTACCACCCCAGTTGGAGTCTTCTTTTACTTCTTCGTAATCTAAATGTGTAGCTGATTGGTCTCCTTTTTTAGCTCCTCCTTCCTTCATATAATCTCTATGAGTTGCTGATTGGTCACCTTTTTTAGCTCCACCTTCTGTTACTTCCTCTTCCATCTCATCATCATCCATATCTTCATCTTCAGAAAGTTCAATCTCATAAACAACATCATCCATTTCGTCCATTTCGTGACCACCCTCTTCCATGTTATCCATTTCTTCCATGTCCATTTCGTCCATGTTATCCATTTCTTCCATGTCCATTTCGTCCATGTCCATTTCCTTAATTGATTTTTTCATTGTTTTTGTTTTTTTACCTTCTTCTAATTTAATGATGTATTCCGTATCAGTAGTAGTGTCGGTCAACTCAATTTCGTCATCATCTTGTTGGATGATAATTCCGTCTTCGTCTCCCATTGCTTTAAATACTTTTAATACTTCAGCATCGGATGCTAATGTTAAGTCTAGAGGTGGCAGTTCGGTCGTTCCGACTGTCTCGTCCTCAATATCAAGTTCCATACTATCTTCAGTTTCTTCGAAATCCATATCTGACAATAATTCGTCTTCCATATCTTCCGTGTCCATATCAATAACATCAACTTCTTCTTCTTCTTCTTGCTCTTTAAGGTAATCGTTAGTTAACGATTCTTTTACCAATTCATGAATTTCTCCCTTCATAGTAGAAGAAAGTATTTCCTTTGCATTAGACTTCATAGTATGTTCCAACTGTTCCGCCTCGAGCAACGCTTTTTCTAAGATTGATTCACTCACGTTTTTTTATTTTTTTTTAAGTTTATTAATAAACCAATAATGCATAACGCATTTGGTTTTATTATAAATATATCTGAATTGTAAAAAATCTCTAGTTATGAGATTTTTATGGGGAATTATTTATTTAAGAAATTATCTAATTTAGACATTAGTGAGAGTGACTTATCTAATGCTGTACCATTTGTGGTTTTAGTTGTTTCTGCTACTTGTGTTGGTTCGTCTACAGAATCAGCGGATTCGTCTTCTCTAAATAAGTACGAACCTGGTGTTGACGGTGAAGAAACTAAATCAAAACAGATTAATTCAAAATCCTCTTGTACTTCGTTATACTCACCATTTTTTGTTAAAGACCCAACACCCCTAGAGGATATTCCTAAAGTAACACCTTGTCTAAGTAGATTAGCGGCCATATCACCCACACACGATATAACACCTTCTTTTATGTACCCTGGTGAAGTTAATAATTTAATTTTACCAATTAGTTTATTACCTTCCCACCATGTTTTTGTTATGATGTGTGAGGCTCTATCTAAATCAATAAGAGAAGATTCTGGGTGATTTAATTCTGAAATAGCTCCTCCTTTTTTAATTACTTCTTGGTATCTTTCATTTTCTCTTCTAAGAATAGTTTCTGGGTATATTCTTCCGTTCCTGTTTGGTGTGTCGTATTTTTGTAAAATAGCGTTCATAAAAATTTCATCACTACCTCCCCCGTCTTCTATTTCTTTGATAATCGACTTATTATCTTCAGGTGAAATATAACCATCATTCTCCACCAATATACCATGACCTATTTCTCTAGCTTCTAAAACTCTCATAAATTTCATTTTTATATAAATATGTTGTGAGGTTAAAAACTCTGTGGTTATTTACCTTTAGATTTGTGAAATTTAAAGGTTTTAGTTATTAGTAGTGTTTCTTCTATCACTTTATTAGTTAAGTGATTTGTGGCTTGTAAAATTTCTTTGGATTTAATATCTAACTTTTTCATGTTATTTAGAAAAAGTGTTATCTCACACCTCATAAAACTTCTTTTTCCTAATTTTATCCCACTAGGACGTAAATCTAAGTCTACAATTGTGTTATTTTTAAAAGGTGTTTCTAATAAATGATTATTTATAGAATGTTTTATTTTATTTTTAACTTTTTTAACTGACCTTTCCCAGTTGGTTTCTTCATGGATTGGTTCTACCCATGTAGATAAGTTTATAAATATTGATTTTAGTGATGTAGTGTCTACAGTACCGTAAGAAGTTCTAAATAGTTTGGAGATGTCAGTTTTTATCTCTCTTCCTTGTTTTAACATATTGTTTAAATTTTATATGTTAAATATAAAAAATAGCCGTATTTAGTTCAAGTCCTCTAGAAGACCCCTAACCCTAATATAGGCATTTTTGGTCATATCTAATGTACTAATCTCATTCTTAGTCTTAACTAGAGTAGCGGATAGTTCTTCATTTTTTGATTCGGAAATAAGAGTATTTAATTTACTTAAAGCTATTTCCTTAACATTACTAAATTCTTTTTTTAATGTATCTTCTGACATTAATAAAGTATTTTTAAGGATATTTTTTTCTTGTTCAGTTAAGACAGCGTCATAAACTTTACTATAATTTTTAGAAATAACGTGGGAAAGTATTTTTGGGTTTTTTATTTCAGTTATAGTTTCTTTGGTTCCGTCTATAAAATTCTCTGTTAGGTATTTTTTAGACTCTGTAATATTACCAAAATTAATCACATTATTATTAAAAACTATATTATCTATATTTTCATATATTTTATTAGTTCTTTCCTCACACAACTCTACTCTATCTTTAATAATTTTATCTAGTATGGAGGTTACCTCACTTAAGTTATTTTTATTACTTTTTAAGTAGTTTGTTGATTCGTTAATATACTCTTTTCTTTCTTCTTGTGAGTTAAACTTTTTAGTTTCAATATCATTATATAAAGTAAAAAATTCTCTGAGTGTTTTGGAGTACTTCATTGCCCCCATAACAACTGATAAATTTTTTTTAAATTTTGTAGTATTATTAAATGAATTTTCTAGTATGCTGTCTATACTGTTTTTATAATGTGAGAATGGTTTCATAATAGTGTTTTATAATAAATATGTTTAGTCTTCTAATAAGGACTCAACTTCTTTATTTATATTATCAATAGTTTTGTTAGTCCTACTCATAACCTCATCTAACCCCTGTATCGTTAGTCCTTTATTTTCCATTATAATGTCTTTTGACCTCTCTACCTTAAATCCTTCAGCCGCTGCAACTGGTTCGGTGATGTCTTCACCCCCTCCAGGAGCTTCGGTCTCTGGACCCCCTAAGTCAAAATCAGCGACATCTTCACTACCTCCACTATCTAGTCCTGGTTCTTCTGCGGTATTTTCTTCCGTTGGTGTCTCCCCATATAATTTATCAACTTTACTAAATACCCCCGTTTTTTTAATTATAGTATCGGTAGCTGCTAATTCACTAGATAAAGCCTTCTCAAATCTTTGTTGTTGTAAGTCTAATTTAATTTCTTCATCACTCATACCTAATATAAATTTCTTTGCCCACGTTGATGATACTGGTGCTATCCCATTTCCTGGGTCACCTACCGCGTCTTTGTATAATGTAATTTTAGTTTGCCATTGTTCCATCTTTAATAGTTCAGCTTGAGTAGATGGGTTTGTTAGTCCTAATGAAAAGTTTGATAGTTCGTCTTCAAAACCTAAAACGTATAAATGGATTATAGCTATCTTGTTTAACTCTTGTATTATAGATTTTTGGATTCGATTTATGGTCCTTGCAAATCTAATATCTAATAACGCTAGATTTTTACCTTCACCAACAACCTCTTCAAAACCTAAAAAAGCTTTAGGTATCCTTAATGAAGCTAATAATTTTTTTTGGATATATTCTATGTCCGCTATTTCACTTAAATTAGTAGCTCCAGGCAAGGTTTCTATCGGGCTAGGGGCTGCTTGGTCTCTAACTGGTATAAAATAATCTTGGTCTACTGCCATTTGGTTCATTCTTAAATCTACATTCCCATTTTTTGCATCAACTACGGGGTCCCTTTTAAATTTATTGGCTACTTTTTGTATGTACGCTTCTACATCTTTATCGTCCATATTACCGACAAATACTTTAAAAACTCTTCTTTCAGGTGCTCTAGATGTTCTATAGACTAACATAGCGTCCTCCGCTAATAATAATTGTTTCCATATTCTCCTACATTTTTCCAACATAGAAGTACCATATGGTAACCTTCTATCATCACCTAAAAGTCTAAAATGTGCTATTTCCCATGAGTTAAACGTTAATGCCTTTTCCTTCCAATTAAACTGTACTTTATGGTCTTTATTACCTTCCCCAGTAGTAGTATTCATTTGGTTTAAGTAACTGTGGCCTTCACTTCTATCTATTTCTATATTTGGTAATTGGTTACACCCAATTATACCTTTTTCTGGGTCAATTTTAAGGTACACAAAGTTGTCACCATACTTACATGCGTTTCTAATCCACATTGGTAGGTTGGTACTTAAGTCCAGTACATTATTAAATAAGTCCCCTAATATAGATTTTATCCTACTAGATTCTGAAAAAATAGATAACATATATCCTTTTTCTGAAGGTGTCGTACATTCTTCCGCGTAAATATCTAAAGCAGCTGATATTTCAGGTGTAAACTCCATAGATTCGTAATCATAATAAGAAGCCAGTCTTGTTGGTTCATAATAAATTGATTTGGTATATAATTCATTATCTATTTTTTGCCACTGGTTAGATAGGTATGCGGATTGTTGCATTTGTAACTTCGTTTCCTCATACTCCTGTTTGGATGTGGTTTTTAAAATATCTTCAGGACCTAGTCTAAATTTTTGATATGACGGTTCTGGAGCGTTTGGACCTTCTGGTCCAAACAATTTACCTAGTTTTTGATATATTGTTAATTTTGCCATGTTGTTTAATAATAGGGATTATATTATAAATAGTAAATCATTTCTTATCGACGTTTCCCAAATAACCAAGCATTATCTTTATACAGTTGTTTCATGTCATTATTTGAGTTCCCTGGTTGACCAAGTATCCCTATATTTTGTTGTGGTCTTCCATATTGTGACTCAGGGGAACTAGTATCTTCACCTGTGGTCCAACTATCTAACATGGCTTTAGTTAAGTCATCAGCTTTACTTAGGTCGGAAAAAGAATGCTCTCCAACATATAAAGCCATAGCTAAGGCCATAATTAAATCATCGTGCTTACCTTTCATATGGTTAGGTCTTCCGTTTATATAAACAAAAGTACTCATTTCATTTAATAGTCTTTTAGACCTTACCACAAATTTATGTCTTAAAGCCTCTTCA